GGAGAGGGCAATGGATTTGCCACAAAAGAATTTGTAATAGCAACAACAGTAACAGCAGCGAATTGGAACGTAACTGATAACGTAGAAGTTACTATTGTTGAAGCTCCGGTACAATAAAAATAATTAAAGGATCGGTATGAAAAAGAAAAAGTTTCAGATAGCTTTCAGTACAATTATCATAACAGCAGGGGTATCTTACCTCATGCAGTATTGGTTAAAACAATCAGGTATGCAGGATAGGATCCTCAATACTTATGACATAGTTAAAGATACATTTAAAGGAGACAAACAATGAAATGGATGGCACGAATACGTCCTCAGATATTCTTAGCTATAATTATACTAGGAACTATAGCAGTATATGCTTTGAATGTAGGGTATGTAGAAGTAGCAACAGCTACAATCGGGGGTTTAATTGCTCTCGGAATGAAAGTATTGGAAAACGATTAAATTAAAGGAGGGACCAATGAAAACTTTTGCCATGATATTAAAGCTTGTAAGAAGTTACAGTGCGACTATCGTATCGTCATACGAATTACTTGTCATGATAGAAGAAACCGGTAGGGATAAAAGAATATCACCTAAGGAAAGATCTATGTTGATGAAGAAATTTTGGGAGATAGTTAATTCTGTAAAGACAAATATAAAATAAACAAAAAGCCCTAGGTAGAAATTGAGGTTTCAATGAACTCGTGAAGAGTTTTAACCTAAGGCTAGTTGTTTATATCACTTCTATCCTAAGTGGCAAACTTAAAGGATAATATAATTATATACGAAATCAAATTGTTAATCAACCATTTTGGTTATAGTGATTATGGTCCTAGAATTATTATCTTTCTTCTCTTCTTTAAAAAATTCAGCCTCAATTTTAGCTGATCTAGGGGCATCATCTATCAGCAGCCCACTGTCCACTATCCCATCTAACGTTGCCTTCATGCCAAAGATTAAATTATCTAGGTCTATAGATTTCCAATGGTAAAACTCATAGCTTATTAATACTCTGTCAGGTATTGTCTTTACGTCATTACCTTCCATTAATTCTAATATCAATAGCCTTCCCTGCTCTCTTCTCTCTCTGTTTATTTTTCTTACAGTTCTCCAATGAGCTCTAGAGTTACCCCTGATTTCTTTTGGAGGAACTTCCGGTATAATTAAGGAATACTTTTTCATTTTTTAATTTTAACACATAACTCTTTATATAGTTTAATGATATATGCTTAGCTTTAGAAGTAAGATCTTTTGCATAACCAAATCCATAAGTACTTTTTGAATAAGCATTATCAAGTTTTCTTTGAACTAAGTATTTAATCTTAGGTCTTATTGATCTATAGTCAGACCTGTCTTTCCTTACTGTCCTTTTTCTGTCTTTGTAATATCTTTTTATTCTTAAGGACATACTTGTAAAGAAATATCCTTTTGTTTTGTGACCATACGTTCCCACCTTAACCCATGCTCCGTCATAAAACATCTCGTATGAGATTCCTTTATGAAACGGAATTGCCATATCTATATTGGGATCATCATTCCATATATAATTCTTTTCATTTGGTGTCCTTGCTTCAAACCAAGTAGTTTCGTTTGGTTTTAAAGGAGTCGTCTCTTCATTGTGGGGAAGAAATCTTCTCGGTCTTTTCCCTTTATGCTTTAAAAATACAAAGTCAGATCTTTGTTTAATCATTCCCACAGCAATGGACACTCTCCTACCTGATACCTTGCTTATCATTTCAAACTTCAAAAGTATATTTCTTATAGGGGTATCGCCAATATTTTTAATTGTTCCGGTAACTATCTTTTGCCTACCACTAGGAAGCTTCCCTCTTATTGTTTTTTGTGTGGGTTTAATATTAATCTCATGTAATGAAAGTTTTGTTATGTCAGCCCACAAAGCATCACCTGAAATCTTTATTATCTTATTCCCATCTTTGTCTCTTAATGTATCTACAACTCTTTTTAAGTATTCGGCTGTAGCCTTGGGATCTCTTGTTGTAAGCTTTGCCCATGTACGAAACCCTTCTGTCTTGAGATACCTAACCCCCTCTTCCTCCAATCCTTTTCTTAAAACAGTTCCAATAAAGTCATGCAAATCTGTTTCCGAGGGGAAATTTAATAATGGTTTTTTATTTTTTTTGTATTTTAAAATAACACTATTATCTCGCTTCATATATGCTGCCATTACTTCTCCTTTCTTTTTCTTTTTTTATTTCTTGTTTATGAATTGCTTCTAGCTTATTGGTATAAACTTTATAAACGTATTCAACCCATTGTTTAACGTGCATTTGTTTCATTCATTCATCTCCTTCTATAGATAGAATATACTTCTTAACTTCTTCCTGCTTTCCCTTGGTAGCGTAAGTCTCAGGTGGCGTTATTCTCTGTGCATAATGAGAACTTCCACCATCATTTATAATTACACTTACTTCCCCATCTGTAATGTTTACAGATATTTTTTGATTCTTACGTGGATCGCTAAAGTGTTTCCAAATAGTCATTAGTTTCCTTTAAACTATAGCTACTTATTGCAAAGCTTTAAGAGCTTTGCAATTAATAGCAATTATTAATATTATTAATAGCTATTAATATAGCTATAAATATAGCTAAATTAATATATCCTTTCACGCAACTATACCATACCGACTACTGCCATCAGCCTGTTCAAACTTATCAACCTTACCCTGTGCTTTAAGTCTTGATAATTCAGGAGCTACTATTTCTTTTTTGATGTCCAAATTATCAGCGATCTTATCTGCAGGCATAGGTTCATAGTTTCTTAACAGGTTAAGTATCTGTTGCTTGGTAGACATTTCCTTAGGTGAGCCACCTTCTTCAGGTACCTCGCTTTCACTTAAGTCTACACGAATTGTGTTATGAAACTTGTTCATTTCAAACTCAAGCTCTATTCCTATGGATTTTTCTATCGGACCCTCGTTACTTTTCCTGTGATGAAACCCAACTGTCATAGAGGAAGACCCTAGCTCTTGGCTTTTAACGATTTGCCATATGTTACCGGCATCATTAATCTTAGTGATGCTACCTATAGGATCATTACCACCCTTGGCTACATGGTCTATTATCAAGGAGTTTTCAACCTTCAAACCACCCAACTTAGAGAACAAGATTCCAATTTTTTCAGCGTCATTGAAAGCCCCCTGTACAGACTTGGCTGCACTGTCTATGATAACTGTCTTGATTTTGTACGTATTAATCTCATGATTAATTGCTGAAACAGAAGCCTCAAAGCTATCATACATACGCTTGTATCTAAGTCTAGGGGTCTTTAACCCTATGCCAATACCAACTGCCTTTACTCTTCTATCTAAATCAATTGCACTGCTTTCCCAATCAAGATATAAAACACTTGGTCCATGTTCTAGGTTTTGACAATCAGTAATTTCCGGAGGGCAAAACCCACACAGATATTCAGAACTGAAAGGCTGAACAGGGCTTACCTCATTGTATCCCCTGTTACTTAACATAAGTCCTATCAGGGTAGCGAAGTAAGACTTACCTGAGCCACCAAATCCAAACAATATGTTGGGACGACCCTTCCTAATGAAAGGATAGTATGTGAAGGGATATCTTTCAGGAGTCTCTAATCCTCCCACTAACATAGATGGCTCTCCTTTCCTAAGGTGGTCATCTATTGAATTAGTTAATTGCTCCATAATAGTATCCCAATCACTATGAATTAATGGGAACCCATAGCTTTCTGCTCTTTTCTCAAGGGTTTTTGCCAAGTCAGCCTTCCCTCTAGAGCTATGAAAGTTTAACCTTGCAGATGTGATAAGAATTTCTTCTCCATCAGTTCTGTACCACTTTACAATAGCTGTAGTAGATTCAGCCTTATCTTTTATCCTGTCAATAACAGCCTTGATACTATCTAGTTTCCATTCAAGGAAGTAAGTACCCCCTACCTCCACGAAAGTGTAATCACTCATAAGGAAACCCCTCTTCTTTTAATTTGCTGTTTGGTTTTTTCAATTTGTTCCTCTTCCTTCCTCCATAAAAATTCTCTTATGGAATTAATTATTTTTTCCTGTCTTGCAATTTTTTTGTTTTGATTTTCCATTGCATCTATTAGGAGGACGAACTCGTCCTTCAAATCCTCACAAAAGTTTCTCATCTCCCTAATCATAGGGCTTCCTAACTCTGCGTAAGGACTTAACTTAATGTATTTATTTTTTATTCTTTCTTGTATATGTTCTGTTCCATCCACAATTTTTCCTTTATTTGTGTATGTAAATTAAGTGCGTCAAGAAAAGCATCTCTAGCCGGAGCCACCCTTACCCTCTCCATAGATGGAGTAGGATCATCTCTGTCTTTACTTAACTTAACTACCCATGCTTCATTAAAAGCAAAGTCTCCTAATGCGTTGTGATTAGGAGAAATGTTTCTAAGTGCAAGTGCCTCAGAGTAAGCTCCAACCTGTAATCTATGCTCATCATAGATACCCTTCCCTGTTTTAAAATCTATAACAACAGGAATATCTATAGCTGTGTGTGAGTCTTGTTTATAGTAGTTTTGATAATGACTTTTCACTAGGGCAATTGCATCAATTGTCCCTGCATACCCTGATCTAAGCACAGGCATATGATAACCTGTAACAGTCTTTATAGAGTCATGATTCACACATACCATAACTTCACTTGCTACAAACACAGGCTTATATGTTTCACAAAATATTTCAAAAGACTTCATAACAACAGAGAGATCAGGAGTTATCTTCGGATCTTTCTCGTTATTAATTCTAGCCTTTATAATTCTGTCTATCATAGCGTGAGCCTGACTTCCAAAATCTCCTGCCAATTGTAGTGCTTGATCAGGAGTTTTACTAGCCTCACTTATGATTGCTTCAATATCGTCTGTGTTTTTAATCTGAGGTAAGGTACCATTCATTACATGGTTTTGTAATACATACCTTACTTTCTCTAGAGATTGTTTCTTAGCCCATGGAATCAGAGCCGGTTTGTTAATGATGTTAAGCACTGTAGTCACTGAAGGATATACAGTACCACTGTCATCAACATACACTCTCCCCCTACCCTTAGCTTTTATCTCTAAGGGAGGAAAAGAATCTATTACTTTCTTTGTGTTACTTACTAACACCTCGATATTATTCGACAACTTTCTCACCCCTAGCAATAGATGCAATATCATTTGTCATAAGTTCAATCAAACCTTTGTCTTCGGTTGACCAATCTTTGATATTGTAATCTTTAGGCATGAAAGTTCTGAACATTTCACAGGCTTCTTTAATAGCAACTTGTCGTATGATAGATAGATCTCTATCAGTTAATTGCACTACATGAGAAACTTCCTGTTGTACGACAGGTTGTACCTGAGGTTGTACAGGAGGGGGTGTTTGTTGTGGCTGAACAGAGGGCTGAGTTTGTGGAGCAGGTTGTTGTACAGGTTGCTGTCCAACATTCCAATCCACTATCTCCCAATCCCATGCCCAAGTAACCATCTTACCATCAGGGTAGTACCCTGCTTTAAGATTCCCACCTTGATCTTGCTGTAATCTTCTTCTCCTGAAAGTACAGGTAACATTATCCCCTTGATTAACTTGCTTGTCTCTCTCGATCCAAAAAGTTATAGGATACTGCCCTATCTCAGGACACATAGCTGTCAGCTTGTGCTGTTCAGCTCCCCACGAAGCAACTACCGGCTCTACAGCTTGGATAGTTAGAGTACCTGTCAGTTCAGGTACAGAAGATTTAACTTCGTTGGTGTTTTGAATGAATGAAGGTTTCTTATTTATCAATTTACTTCTCCTATTTTATTTGATTTTTCTTTCCAAATTTAGATTTTACTTCCATATCTTCATCAGTAAGTCTAAGAACTGCTAAAGCAAAACTTATATTATTATTTCTTAGTATATTTCTAATCATAATACTATGGGTTTTAGAAAGCTTTCTGTTGTATAAGTGCTTTTTTAATTTTAGATACACTTTTTTTGCATCAGGTAATGCTTTATAATTTCCTACAATCTGAATCGTTCCTTGTTCCATAGGCTGTCCATTAGATGTTAAGAAATGTTTAAACAAAGTTGTTCCCTGACCATATACAAACTCAGGATCTAATCCTTTTTTCATTTCCTCATACGTCAGTTCTCTTTTTAAATCGTTTGTTAAATTATTCATCAGTTTTTTCCTCCTCTTTTATTTGTAAGTCTTTTATTTTAAACTCTTTAAGTCTTACTCCTTTCCTGTCATAAAATCCACAATCAGGATCAGAGTAATTGTTAAAGAAATCTTTGTTCATTATGTAAGTGGTAGGGAATGGTTGATCTCCATCAAGATTCTCATACCCTACCTGTATCCACAATGTATCAAAGTTATTGAAACGAAAGGTGGCAACAGAGATTTTCTCCTCACCTTTCCTGCCATTCCAAATAGGTTCTCTAATTTTGAGTAAACCCACTCTCATTTATGAATACCTCTTCATGCCCGAAGACATAATCCTTGTCAACATTTTTAAACTTAGCTAACTTTTCCTGTCGAAGATACTCAGGGTTTATTTTTCTTACGAATTTTCTGATCTTCCCTTTAACCCCTGTTAAAGTAGTAGCTTCCTGCAACTCTTTATAGAATTGTTTATCAAGTTCGTTATCTTTAAGCATTTTGTTGAACTGTTTGTTGTCATCAATGGTCACACTTGTTAGGTATGTAAGAGCACAAGCTAGTAGTATTCTACATTCTACTTTTTGCTTCTTAAATTCACTCATGGTTATGTAAGGTTTTATTTTTTCCTTCTTAACTTCTTTGATAGCCTTAGGTGTTGGCTTTGTGCCAACACCATTAGCTTTTGTTTCGATTTTTTTAGGCATTTAATTTCCCCCCTATTACTATTGTACTATGGCTGTCAAGCATTAGTTTTTTAGTAACTGATCCCAATCTGTTTCCTTACTATCATCTTTCTTATCTTCAAGTAAAGGAGCTATAACAGGTGAGTTAGGACTTAATTGATAATGCCCTTTTGATAATGCAAACTTTAAAAGTACATGAGATATATACACTAAGTCTCCATAGCTTGTTTCCCCATTAAACGAAGAGACTAACACTAACCAATCGTCCTGATTGTATTGTTCGTCTCGTTGGGTTCGCTTACCAATTAAGTGTATAAACTCAGGGCAAAATCCTTTAGGATAATTAACCACGATCTGTTTTTTAGAAGGTTCAAGATAAACTTTTATCATTTCCCTCATAGAAAACAATTGTGACCTAATGGACATTAAAAATGCTTGTTCAGGAGTTATTTCAGGCTCTATATTATAGATATCCTTAATATCTTTGAGAGCAATAAATTTATTATTCTCCACATCAAGTATTTTAAACCACCCATCTATCCCTACCCTGCATAAAGAATCAATGCTATAAAGCGATTCACTCCATGCAGGATTATCTTTGTGACCCATGTTGGTATAGAAAACAGTGTGAGGTAAGAAGTTGTCTATCATTTAGACTCTTCCTCTGTCATGTTTAGTTAGTTACAGGAGAGAACTGTTCCCCTGTGTACTCACTTGCATATTGCAATAAGCTATCAGTGATCTGAGAGTTTTGCACAAAGTGAGCGTTGGTAATTTTCTTTTCGTGCCATAGTACGTTAGTACAGGCATTGTAAAAGTCCCATAAACTTGTGTTACCCTGAGCGAACTCATGAGCATCATAGTCATCAAGAAATTTATCTACACACTTACCAAATGTAGTAACAGGAAGTGTCGGGAAAGATTTTTTCCGGATTTCATGTAATGTATTTACATCAAACGGAACTTCAGTCATGTTTCTTAATCCTGAAGTTAATCTTTCCAAAGGTACTTCACTGCTGTTAATGAAATCAATTGCTGACATTACTTCGTCTTGAAATCCATCCATGTTTTTATCATGCCTGAATCTAAAACTCTGCATATTAGTTCTTGAAATCATTCCATTCTTGCAAATTAATCTCATTGCAAAGAAGGTAACAGAAAATGCAGTGGATCCATCATAGCTGTTTTGAAAAGCTAATCCTAATCCTATGTCATCTCCCTTCTTGACTTCTTTTGTTAAGTTTTTGGTTGTGTAAGACTGAAAGTATCTCCTTCCATCAAAGAATAACTTGTCCTTATCCCAAACATACCGAGAGTTATCGGTAAGATTTAAACTTAACTCGTTTACTTCGTTGTTGTCCACTAGAAGGTAATCCCTCCCTACAGTGCCAACCTCGTCCCAATAAGGAATATTATCTTTATCATACTTCTGAAGCTGAACTGACCATGCACTTGATTGCAAGTCATTGCTTTTTGAAAATAAAGGTTCCTTTTGAATAGGACTATAAGCATTAAATGGATCGATTTTTATATCCATACTTTGCGTTTCTCCTTTTGTTGCGTTGGGTTTATGGTACCCAACTAGACCTGTTAAGTAAGAGTAAATATTAATTTACCCTTCATAAAATATTGTAACACTTGTCGTATGACAAGTCAAGTTTCATCTTACGTTCTTGTTTTTATAATGTGTTCGCACTCTATACAAATATATATAACAGGTGGATCATCATTTGAAATATCACATTCTTGACATTCCCAATTGCAGACACATATTCCTTCTTCTAAAAATATTTCTACATCACTCATTCCTCCCTCCATTTTGGTAATTGCTTTAACTGTATTTTCTTTTTACAATCCTTACAATCAAACTCTCCCAAATCATGCTTATGTTTATTGCAAGGAAATCTTTCATAGTAATCTTCTCGATAATCATTTAGTTCTTCTAAATCATATCTTCCTTCTGTACTTGTTGTGTAAAATCCACAATAATAACATTGATGTTCTGTAAATTCATATGGTTTGTGATCTGAATATGAATCCATTGTATTGCTACACTTAGGGCATTGTGAATCGTAACTATGTCCACTCATTCATTCCTCCTCAATTTTAGTTGATAAATTATCTAAAGTGTCAGGGATATCGCATGATTCTGTTACTATGAACCCATCTTTTTCTGCTAGTTTATCCAAGATAGGAGAACACGCATCATATGTTTCTTCGTCATCAAACATGGCAACAATATGTGCGTACCCACTTCTCTCAAAGTATACTACTACCATTCATTCCTCCTGTTTATATCTTCCCACATTTTTTGAGCTATAAGATTGCTTTTAAATCTTTTAAGACAATCATCACAGGGATAATCCTGACATTTCCCATAGTCTTCCATGACCATAGTGCAATCTTCAGGTTCAAACAATTCTTCTATATCTTCCGGCATTTATTCCTCCTTTCGAATATGAATAGCAATTTTTTCTATAGCTATAGCAATTCGTTCAAGATAAAAGTTTGTATCTCGTATTGTATTGTCTATAATGTCTAGGTTAATACCTATAGTTTTTTCAATTTCTTTTAACTCTTTTTCTGTCATTTTATTTTTTAACCTCTAAAACAATAACAGTCATACCAACCCGAGTCTCTGACCATTTGGAGTTGTTCTTTTTGTTCTTTCTTATGCCAAGCTACATACTCGGCATCATTCTCCTTGTAATAAGGAACGTCATCTACATCAAATGCACACTCGTGAGCATAGCAAAGGTTATCTTCTTGATGTTTTATTACAGGGTCTTTAATTACCTCATCTATCCATTTAGATTTATAGCCATTGTGTCTTCTGTCATCTAAACCTTTTAGCTTTTTATATATATAAGGCGATACCTCTACATATTTAACGCTAATAACCTTAGCTAGATAAGTCTTTTTCTCTTTTTTTGCCATCATTTTGACTCCTTATTTTCTGTCATTTTAATCGTTTCTTTCGTGTTCCATCCAATCAGGAAGATCCCATTCATGTACATACCACAGAATATCCTCATTTGATGTGACGTTGCGAAATGCTCCATCAAACCAATCCAAGAACCAATATTCTATTGTCGTGTAGTATTTTCCATTATGGTATAGCCTAAGCTCATCCTGTGGACCACCCCATGAGAATTGTATCAAGTAATACCCTTTCTCTTGGTCATTAAAAGTGTGTGGATAAACATAATCAGTGCTGAGAACTGAGAAAATTTCATTCTCTTCTAAATTCCCTTCCCAATCAGGTGATTCCATAGCTTTTTTAAGGGCTTTAATCCCTGTTATTGTTCGCTTTAATTGATCGTCAATTCGATCTTCACAAGTTTTCTCTTTTTCTGTCATTTTTTCATACTTTTCATGCTTTAAGGTAGCATTAACCTGTTATTTATTCTGTTTTTTGAAACTATTTTGTAATCCAATAAACATCTTATCCCATTCCCCTAATTCCATTGGTCTACTTACAAGTATTGACTTATCTGTACCATGCTTAACAGTTAAAACACCATTAGTAACATCAACAAATATCGAAGCTGATCCTCGTTCCAATTCGTAGGGGGATGCTTTTTTCAGGCGAGGCATTAAAGCCTTTCCCCTTCGTCCCCTAATCTGTACTGCTCACAATGTAAGCAGTTTCGACATTTTCCTACCCTGTAGGGAGCGTTCCATATTGGAGTTGCTAAGTGGTCATATCCACTATCCCCACATTGACAAGTGTAGTCTAATTCAGCTCTTTCCTCGTTAGTCAGTGCCATTAAACTAGCCTATGTAATTCAAGCCAACTTTTTGGTGGCATTAAATTAACCTAACTCCACTAGGGTAAGATACGCTGTTTACCACATTGTGTATGTTTCTACAGCTCTCACAAAATACCTTCGGAGATTTGTACTTCGGGTTAGTAAAGTGTCTTTTAGCCTTGTACGTGTACTCGGCTCCTGTCTTGTAAAGCAAATGCTCCCAAGTCTTACCACACCTAACAACTTTGCCATTAAGTGTAAAGTAAGGCATCCTACAACGAGTGTTTTTATTCACTGTCATATTTTTTTTGCCTATTGGCATAATTCCTCCACGAAAGAGGGTTAATAAAACTGTTTCGACCCTTTAGGGTCATCCTCAGCGAGAATACACATTCTCGGACAGGGAAGGACATCTCTCAGAGGCGTGTTTATCCTCTGAGAGAATCGGTGTCATTAGCGAAGGGGATTATTTGGCTTGTAAATCTTCCCAAACTTTTTGGATTTGTATCAGTGTCATGTTACTGAAGTCGGGAGTTTTGGATTTCTTCACTTTGGTCTTCGGTTTTTCCTCTTCGACCTTCTTAGCGACAGACCAAACTCCTGCGACTAAGAAGTAATCTCTATTTTCGTCAGCTCCCTCGACATACACGCTGTCGACAGGTACTGAGGTCATCATAGTGGGAAAATCTTTAGACCCATTCACGTTAGAGTGAACTAAACTCTTACCTGATTTCGAAGGTTTTCCCTTCACAGCTACAGGTAAGTTAATTTTGAGGGAAGTACCCTCGTAAGATATGGCTTTGAATGTTGTTGCCATAATTATTCCTCCTTAAAGGAACTTGCACAGTTTATCTCTGCAAGTCGCAGAGTAGGACACTATGCGATTTTACCTAGTTCGACACTTGGGTTAGGGTAGTCGGTATGCGTATGCATACACCCTTCAGCTCGGGGCATTTCTCTTCCCTTCGCTATACTGAAGGCTATGCCCTCAGTAAAGTTTGCCTATTTTTTGTCACAGCTCTAGCTTATAGTGCCAAACCCTCCATCTGAGAGAATCTCTCTCAACTTGGCGTAGCTCTCTCTTAAGTGCTAGATTCCTGTGAAAATCTCTTAGAATTTTTGACCACGTTTGCCCATTATGGGTTGCGTCTATGGGTTTACTCTCAGCAGGAAACCCTGCAGGAGCTCCGAAGACTCTTCCCTTCACTTGGGTGTTTTGTGGCTTCCTTCTGTAGTTACTCATGGAAACCTCAATTTCGTTTTTTGCAGATTTGAAAATTTCAAATCGAATGTGATTAAAACTTTACCATGAATCGAAATTGTTTGTCAAATCTCATCTCAGTGGAGGAGTAAAATATTTGCAAGTTTTCTGAGCTATAAAGGGTATATACTGAGGGGTATAGAAATGGTCAAAAAATCTCTCCTCAGTAATCGTGGTCATAAACACCTCCAAAATGCCTGTTTTTAGCTTTTTTCACGAAGGGGCTTCCTTCATAGCAAATTTACCATTTCTTGCTTATATGTCTCAGTATAAGAGCAGTTTCAAGCATTTAATTCCCAATTTTTCCTTATTTATGAGACTAATAAGACCATTTTCAAGGGAATTTAGTCTATTTAGTCTCATAAATACTGAAGGGAGAGTATTGTATACACTGAGAGGTATAGTGAGGGTATATGGGGATAGTATCACTGAGACCAATAGATTACCTCTCTGCTTAGTGGCACTGAGGAGAAAAAAATTCTTCATGGGGAAATTTATCCTCAGTATTACTCTCACTAATAGAGGGGAAAATGGCTACTGAAGGGGATAAGAAGGGAGGTTCTCTTATATTACAGGACATAGAATACAGCTAAAAAAACGCATAGCTCTCACTATATGGCAATCATTGGCTCCATAGCTCTCATTGTATGGCAATTGCTCTGCTCAGTGGCTCTCTCAGTGGCTCTCTCACTACATGAGGGATTCACTCCTTCAGTGCTCTCCTTCAGTGGCTCACATTTGCCCTTAAATAGTACTCGCATATGAGACTCCTCAGTAGCTCCCTTCAGTTGCCCTTCAGTATGCGAAGGGCTACTCTCAGTCGCTCTCTAGGGCAACTCAAATAGCGTGTGCGATTCAATATAGAGTAGCTCCATTAACAGTATAATAAGGATAATAATAAGGATAGAGACGACAACTGAATCATAAACAACAGGGGCATGGCTTAGAAAAAAGAGAAAGAATGGGTGGGTACCCTTGACAGACTTTTTTTGCTAAAAAACGCCCTTCGCCCTTACGTAGGTTGCCTCACACAGAATATGGCATAACGGGTGTTATGGTATTGAGTATATAGGGATATAGGGAATATACAGAGGGGGTAACGTAACAAACATTAAAGAATGTGGGAGAAATGCCTAAGTTCCCCCCTCCGGTTTAATTATATAGTAATTGCAATGCAATTGTTAATGCAATTGCAAGTGCAATTGCAATGCAAAACAGGAGAGTAGCTAATATTTTATGCAATTTAGATTTCATAAAGATTGTCCGAATTGTCCGTAGACATAGAAAGTCCGTAAAGTCCGTAAATAATTAGAATCATTAGCAATAGCTATATATATATATAGCTATAATTGCAAAATACTATATATTTTGCAATTACAATAATAGCTATTGTAGTATACTGTACATAATATTATTAAAAAGGAGTCTACTATGACATTTGCATTTGGTTTACACGAAAAAGAAAAAGAAGATACTGTGAAAAGAGAGTTTTATTCGATACCCGAATTTGCAAAAACACTAGGGGTAAGTAACCAACATATCTTTAATGTAATAAAAAGAGGGGAGATTAAAAAAGTTAAAGTAGGGGGAAGAAGTTTAATCCCTATATCCGAACTCCAAAGATTATTAGACTCAGCGAAATAAAATACCATACCCATAGTTTGATATTACGGTGATTAATTGACAGTTAATCGTTTGATAAGGTAATATAAGTTTTAAGGGGTGGGTTTTGGGTTCTTTCATGCCCGTTTCCTACCCACCCCTCTAAATTAAAAGGAGTCTTAATGGCGAAAGTATATTCAGACGCAGATAAGAAAAGACTTAAAGGGTTCTTTTTAGAATCTTTTGAGTTAAACAAGACAGTATCTAGGGCAGTCAGAGCTGTCAGAGGGTTAAGCCGGAGTTATTTCTATCAGTTATTAGAGGAAGATCCGGAGTTTAAGCAGAGTTTTACTGATATTCGTATAGGGATTGGGGAAGATTTAGAGGCAAGTGCCTTTCAGTTAGTGGATAAGATGGTACAAAACGAAGATTATTCTAAACCTATACTGTTAATTACCTTACTTAATGCAAACCTCCCTGATAAATACAGGAATAATGATGCCCAATCTGATGATGCCAAGACAATTGTATCTGAATTAAGGAAGATGGCATCTAAAAAGTCTAAAGTAGTCAGGGAAGCTGAGGAATTATTAGACAATGACAACGAATGAATTAGATAATTACCTATTTAAGAAGGTTGGGTTTGTCCCCACCCCTGAACAGGAGGTAATTATTAACAGCAATAAGAGATTTATCCTTGTAGCAGGGGGTGAACAGGCAGGAAAGAGCATGATTGCTAGTAAATTCCTGATAAAAAAAGCCTTTGAGACAGAAGGAGAAGGGCTTTTTTGGTTAGTTGCTGCCGATTACGAGAGAAGCAGGGCTGAATTTGAGTTCCTTGTCCATGATTTCGCACAACTTGGAGTACTAAAGAAGGCTTCCAAGCGTGTAGATCCGGGGAGGATAGAATTAGCTGATGGTACTGTGATAGAAACGAAGTCTGCCAAGGACCCTCGTACCTTAGCAATGAAAGCTCCCAATGGAATTATTGGTTGCGAGGCATCACAGCTTGACCTTGAAAGTTTTTATAGATTGAGAGGTAGGTGTGCCCCAAGAAAAGCTTGGTTATTTTTAGCAGGGACTTTTGAATCTTCTTTGGGTTGGTACCCACAAATGTTTCAGTCGTGGAAGTATGGTGTTAATGATGAACAATCATATTCACTCCCATCATGGACCAATAAACATCTATACCCTTTAGGAAGAGAAGACCCCGAAATATTAAGACTAAAAGAATCCTCTAGTGATGACTTCTTTATGGAGAGGATTGAAGGGATACCATCTCCTCCAAGAGGTGTCGTGTTCCCTGAGTTCCGTCCTGACATACACGTCTCTGAGAATATAGAGTATGTACCTGACGAGCCTGTCCATGTGTGGATAGACCCCGGCTATGCAGGGGCGTATGCTGTATGTGCTGTCCAAATCATTAACGATCAGGTAAGAGTATTTGATGAGATATATGAACAGAACCTTGTTACAGAAGAGATTATAAATATTACACAGAACAAACCTTGGTATAAGGATTTACAATATGGAGTTGTTGATATTGCAGGTTATCAGCATCAGGCTATGAGTGCCCCTGCAGAAGTTTGGTTAGATCAGACAGGGTTGTACTTGGATTCAGAAAAAATAAATATTAATGATGGTACTGAAAGATTAAAATCTACATTAAGACTTACAGGAAAAGGGGAACCTAAACTTATAATTTCCCCTATATGCAAGGGGTTATTATCAGAGTTTGGAGCAACTGCCAATCCTTTTGATGGGCAGACAAAAGTTTATCAATGGAAAGTAGATAGAGATGGTAATATAGTTGGCAATCAGCCACAAGACAAGTATAATCATGGTATCAAAGCTATTATTTATGGACTAATAAATCATTTTGGATATAGTTTAGTTGCAGGTAAAAGCACAATACGAGTAAGGAGATGGGGATAATAATACATGGCTAAAAAAAAGAAGTTAAAAGCATCTGATATTATTGATAAGGTTGATGTACATTATGATAATACAGAGTTATTACGACAAAGAATGGAGAATGACTACTCTTTATACCGGTTAGATCCTTATGACGCAGGGGACGGGTATCAATCTTATACTTCCAACGCCCCACAAACTTATGCAGATAAGGTAATATCTTGGATAGTGTCCTCTGAAATGGTAGTAAGAATACCTAATGTAACAGAAAACAGAGAGATGCGAGACGCTAATAATAAAAAAGAAAAAGTATTTCTTGGAATGTTAAGATCAGCAGACGAGAGATTAAAGAATACACTTAAACCCTCTATCAAAAATCAATTGGCATTTTATATTGCTGTTCGTGGTTGGTATGCAGGGAGAGCTTTATTAACAAAGCGAAAAGATGGTACTACTTATGTTGATATTTCTCCTTGGGATCCAATGCATACTTATTGGGGAATAGGGGCTGATGGGTTGGATTGGGCTTGTTATAAAATTCAAAAGGGGAGAGCAGAAATAGAGGAAGAATACGGAGTCAGGGTTGACGGAGAGGCAAGTGACAGAGAAGATGAGGATTCGTTATATGTTTATGATTATTATGATAAAGAAATAAATATTGTTGTAGTAGGGAATGGGCAGGTAGTAAAGAAAGCCACCCCTCACGGATCTCCTAATGTTCCTGTATTCATAGGACCTGTAGGGGCAACTCCTCCGGTACAGGCGTTATCAGAACATACCGAAATAGAAAATACAATAGAAGATTTTGGGGAATCTGTATTCAAATCTTCAAGAGATATATACGAAAAGAATAATCTTATGATGTCTATAATGTTAGAGCTTACTGCTCGTGCAAGAAGGCAGGGGTTGAAAATTAAATCGAGAGATGGAACCAAAACCCTTGACGAGGACCCTTATAAAGAGGGGACAGAAATTTCTCTTGCTCAGGGGGAAGATGTAGAACCATTGGGATTACTTGAAATGTCTAGAGAGACTCAGGGATTTATGGGAGTTCTTTCAGGTGATATGCAAAGAGGAACATTACCTCACAGTATATACGGAGATCTTCAGTTCCAATTATCAGGATTTGCAATTAACACATTAAGGCAGGGGATTGACAGTATCCTTCAACCAAGAATGGCAGCCCTTGAAGATTGTTATATGAAACTTTGTATGCTTTTATCCGATCAGTATATGTCAGGAAACTTCAGATCAATGGAGTTATCCGGAGTAGATATGAACAGAAATTATTTTGATGAGATCATTACTCCTGAAAGTATAGATATGGCTAAGGATATTCAGATAACATTTGTTGGTCAGCTTCCACAGGACGATATGTCCAAGATGAGCATGGCACAGATGGCAAGAGAAGGACCTAATCCATTACTCCCTGATATATTTATCAGGGATAAGATACTCGGATTACAGGATACCGATAGTATTGATAATGCTATAAAAGAACAGGAGGCAACTGAACTTTTACCTGAAGCTAAGTTGTTCACACTAATGCAGTCTGCAGAGGAACGGGGGAGAGATGACCTTGCACAACTGTACTTAGGTGAGCTATTATATATATTGAAACAAAAAATGATGATGAGGCAACAACAGGATATGCAAAGTCAGCAAATGGGTACACAAGGGGGAGGAGGAGGACAAGCTCCTAACGGAGCAGGACCAACAGCAGACCCAAGGGTTATGCCCAATGCAGGAATGGGAACGCCACCTCCGGCTCCAACTCCACAGTCAGGTCCTTTAGTTCCTCCAAATAGCCCTAGACCAAACGCTAGGGGAATGGGACCATTATAATAGGAGATTGATATGGCAACTGAGGTACAGGTACGAAACGCTAAAATTCAAATCGAAGAAGAAGCTAAGGCAATATATGCAGAAAATCAACAGGGGCAGGGAGCTCCTATGTTTGATGAAATGGGGAGGTCTATTAGACCTGCTTTGATAACTTGGGAACAAGCTTTGGCACAGGCTAGAGCAAATAATCCTGAAGCTGCTGCAATGTCTGAGGAGACTGTTGATGTACTGTCAACTTGGGAACCAATTGGCGACATGACGTTAGCAGAACAGGCTAGGGAATTATCTAAAACATCAGGATTTAAAGCAGATTTAGCAGAACTTAGATTAAATCCAAAGGAATGGGTAAAGTCTTTAAGAAGTATAGACAGAATAACCAATCCTGACAATCTTGCATTTTATTGGGATAGCGATACTATGGAATTAGTAAAATTGCAAC